TTGCCGGATATACTAGGTTGAAATACAAATTCACCTGCGTGTGTGCTTGCATCACCAAAGCTAAAAACAAGATCAGTTGCACTACCTGTGTCTACAGTCTTTACATTGAATGTAGGCTCTTCTGAATGTGCCGCACTTTGTAACTTCATACGTGCAATACTTGCCATACTTGGGTTAAAAGTTACGTCCCAGTTGGCACCTTTAAATTTTACACTTTTTAGTTTCTCTTCAATAATCTGCTGATTCATAAACCTATAATCATTTTGGAAGTCACCAACTGCATTTTCAAAATGTATATGTGTAGGAATAGTTTCGCCGTTACGTTCTGCTTTTACTACATCAATCTTAGCATCTTTCTGATACTCTGGATTTTTTAAGTGTAATGCTAACTTATCTAAGTTAGGCATACCAAATGTTCCGTCAGCAACAGCTTCGTTTGTGTCTGCTGTAAGAATGACTGAACGATCTTCGGCCATTGATTCGATTGTAGTAGTATCTGCACCAGTTACTTTAACTAGATTAAGAAAACCTAGTGCATGTGTTTTTGCTACTACGTCTTGTAAGATGTCTTTCATTAATATTCTCCTATGTTAAGTTTTATTATATTATCTTTATTGTGATTTGTCAAGTAGTTTTCTACCGAATATTTAGGTTTAAATCCAAGTGTCTTTATTTTTTCCATATTAGCACAAGTCCATTTACGTTCGTATGGGGTATTTAGGCGAATTGGTATGTTGTCTACAAAATCACGGATTCTAAATGGATGCCCTGTACCAATGACAATTGTGCCAGTATACTTACTAGCCATGCATAACTCAATAGCATCGCACAGATCGTTAATATGTATAAAGTCACGGTAATGATCTGTTACATATTCTAATTCGCCGTCTTTTAGTTTCTGTAAAAACATACCAGTGCGCGGATTATCTGAATAAACAGTGTGAAATCGCATACCTAAAGTGTTAGAATAGCGTTCTCCAGCTTCTTCTATGACATATTTACTTGCGGCATATGGGTTTAAATCGGGCTCGTAGGCGCTACTAGAGCTTGCATAAAGCACTCTAGTATCAGGATAACGTGCAAACAAGCGTTTACTTACTTCTACGTTATTACGCCAGTATCCAGCAGGGTCGTTAATACTTTCACGTACTCCACTTTTACCTGCAAGATGTATTATTAGATCAAATTCTTCATTTAACTCACAAGTTAGAAGATCTTGTGTATTGTTGATATGGTCTCTATCCCATCCATCCTGTAGATCTATCCCTACGACACTATTTTCTTTAGTAAGACGTTTTACTAATTCCTTACCAATAAAGCCTTTGTGTCCTGTTAGCAGTATTTTACTCACAAACTCTCCTCCGTAAATCACTCGAACTGAAACGGTGATCTCTCTTATTAAAGTGTAAGTCAATATCACGTTTGCGACAAATATCTTTACCGGTAAAGTCTTTGTCACGATATTCTTCTCCTAGTATACGTATATCAATTGGATACATACTAAGAATGTCTTCAAGGTCTTCTTCAGTGCCGTATGGAATAATTTCATCTACGTATTCTATACCTTTTAATTGAGTGTAGCGTTCAACTACAGTCTGTATAGGTGCATTTTTTTCTGCTCTATCTATACTTGGATCAACTTGTAATCCGCAAATAAGATAATCGCATTGTTCTTTTGCTTCACGCAACATTATTACGTGTCCGGCGTGTAGCAAATCAAACGTTGAGCAAGTAAATCCTACCTTCAATTTGCTATTCCCCTTTCTTGAAAGTTTTCAAGTATTTCCTTTGTGTCTCTCCAGCTTTTAACTTGTTTAGCAACACCACCTGCCTCTTTTACAGCATAGGCTAGGCTAAAGTCGTTGCCATCAGGATCCATTCTATCTCCAAAAAAGAAAACTCTGTCTTGTTTTATTTCGTCAAGCACTTGTCTTTTGTCTTTACCTTTAGCAATAATATCTATACCTGTCTATCATAATAGAAGTAATTTTTGCGTTGTACTTTATCAGCATTACGTCCTACTATACTAAAATTAACCATGCCAGGCCTTTCCTCTATATGATTTCCAGTTTTAACTTCATAGGAACTACTATCAAGTTCTTTTTCTAAAAAGCCTTTGAGTTTAGTAGACATTTTCCAAGGATTAGTGTAAACATTGTCTTGTCTATACCAGACATCGTTTCCGTTACAATTATATATTTTGTTTACACTCATACATATTTCAGGACCAATCTGTTCCAATGTTTTTGGATTATCACTGCCTGTAACTAAACTTACTGCGTTATTTTGTGAAAAGTATAAAAACCATAATGCAAACTGAGAGTTAATTTTCTTTCTACTAGGTGTCAATGTTCCGTCAACATCGAATAAAAAATGATTCATTCTAACCTCCAAAATCGAACAAGCTAGTAAATGTATTATGACGCTTAGTATCCTCTAATGGATAGTTTAGCACACCTATCAAGTTATCTAGTTTGTTATCAATAATTACTTCTGCCATTGCAGTATCGTCAAACGGTAGTTCTTTAAACCAATCTGGAATACGTAGTTCGTCTGTTGGATACGCAACACTTGTGTAGCCTAACGGATTCTGTTTTAGTTTACAAACAATAACTTTCATACCATCTACAATCTCTTGCGAGTACTTGTCACCGTTCATACGCTTTAGTGTGTTCCAATTGATGCTTGCTCTTACGTGTCCAGGCATGTTTGCTTTGCCTTGCTTTTCTTCAAGACGCTGATAATGTCCAATTTTGTTTGCACGTTTGGGAGAACCTTTCTCCCAACCAGGTCGATCGTTAAATTCTTTTCTAAACACTGTAATACGTTCTAACACATCTTCTTGTGGAGCATCAGTTAGCACCATTAGTAGTAATTCGCTTAAGAACTCTTGCATAAACACAGGTGTATCCGACCTACGTAAGTCCAAACCCATTGCTTTTACTTTGCCAGGCTTTCCATCAGTATCGCTTCTAAAGCCTTCAATGTCATATACAAGTGCTGCATAACGCTTCTTAGTAATGTATAAACCTGACTTTGCAACAATTTCTCTAGCCGCCGCAATAACATCTGAACGTGACTTAGGACAATGAAATGCCTTCAACATAAAGCTAGGAAATGTTTCATTAGCCGCCTCGCATACTTGATCATAAAGTTTAATTACATTATCTTTATCCCAAGGTATATCGCCTTTGTCTATTTGTTCTTTTAGTATAGGGTATCCACTAAAGTAACAAGAGTCAGTATCACCATATATCATTGCTTCACCGACATGGTCATATTTGCCTGTGATAGTTTTGTTGACTTCTGCACTCATGTGCTTTACAATAGTTCTACCAGTTAGTGTTGTTGATTGTCCAATACGTTTATCAAAGAATCTACAGCCTGGATTAAGAATAGCACCATACAAACTGTTTAAGTTAATCTTTTTAACCAACTGTCGCTTATCCCAATACTCGATCTCTGCTTCATTACCTGCGTCTTTTGCTTTTTTCAACATCTTCTGCATGTCTTTACGTTCGCTATACCAGCGTTTTAGTAGTCCAGGAATAACACCTTCGTGTTCTGTTGTAAAGATAGTACCGTTTGAACTAAGCATCCAAGGCATATTACTATCAAATACAGCCTGGTATAATTCAGCCGCACTTAGTACATCTGTACGACCGTCTTCCCAGTCAACATTTAGAGGAATATCTTTGCGTTTATCCATTACCGCTTCATATTCTTCGGTTGAAAAACGTCCTTCCCAACTACCTGCAAATGATTTTTTCTTCAAACCCATATCTTCAGTTACACGAGCCTCGCTTATATCAGGACGTATTTGTCCTACAATAGTTGCAGGATCCATATTAAGAGCTCTAATAACACTTGGATATAGTGAATTCAAATCCATTGAACCGATCCACTTATGCAGACCTTTTTTAGGAAATGCAACATATGCACCAGCCGCTTGTGTATTTTCTGTGTCGTCTCTTCTTTTGCGATTAGGAACTTGTAGTCCTCTATGGTGTGCTTCGTTAACAATCCCTTGTTCAGTAACTGCAACAGCACCCATAGTGGTCTGTAGCATCACAGTATTTTCGTGAGCAACAGTATTACTTAGATCAATAAATCTTAGTTTTTTGTCCAACTTGTCCAGTAGTGCGGTATCTTGTATGTTGTATTCGATGAACTTTCTAAAGTCATTGTCGTACAACTGGTCCAAAGTGCCTTCATAAGGGACTTTGTTTTCACCAACTTCGATTTCGCCAATGGCATCAAGTCTATATGTGTGTCGTTCTTCATATGTGTATTTACGATATAATTCCAAACTATCTAAATGCACTCTGCCTATGAGGTCAAAGGTGACAGCTGATTTACCATACTTCTCATATTCTCGTTTTTTTGGAAGTTGTCCCCATAGACAGAATCTACGTGTGTCGTCTTTGCTTAGTACACGACTTGTTCTATTCACAGTGTAAGGAATATCATAACCTTCACTGTTCCAACCTGATAAAATATCAGCATCTTCAATTATTGTTAAGAAAGTGTCAATCATATCACCTTCTTTTTCAAAAAGCATAACATTGTCAATGCCTTCTAGTTCTGCTTTTGCTTGCTCCATTGTTAGCGTCTTAGGAGGTACTGCTAAACAAATCATTGTTTCTAACCACTGTAAGTATACAGAGATTGATGTAATAGGCATGAAAGGATCTGCAGGATCAGCAAAGCCACGCTCTGGATCAAAGTCTGTTTCAATATCGAAAAATGCAATGTTTAGTTTAGGTGCATCTTGATTAAGATAGTTTTCACTTAAACATTGGAATATAGGATTGATGTCGCTTTCAAAAAGTTCTTTGTCTCGGTTAATAGCAACTTCTTTTCTAAAGTCTTTTGTATTCTTGCAAACAATTCGTGTAAGTGGATCACCAAATATACTTTTATATTTGCCTCTTTCGTCTTTGTAATAGAATGTATATTTTGCTTGATACTCGCGGTAATCTCTCTTACCGTCTTTGCGTTCAACAACTCTGATTATGTCAGAATCGCGATCAAATAGTGCGTCTACGTAACTCATATATCTCCTTCGTTGCTTATGGCCAACTTAACCTTCTACATGCCTAGCTATTGCTATTGGCGTTATTAGTACTTATTGCAGAACAAGTCCTACAACATAAATTACGGTTAGTCCTGCGTTAAGAACAATAAGACTACGTTCTTTCCAAAGGACTCCTATTAATACCCATAAGCCATTACTTGCTATAAAAGCAAATATATACCAAGGGTAAATATTAAAAGCGGCCAGTGTAGCGGCAACCAACAGGCATGCGGTACTAAACCATGCTAGAGGTTGATATGGTTTTACCACCATAGTGCCGCAACTCCATAGCCAAATATGTTAACACATACAAACCAGCCTGTCAATAACATTACCCAAGCTGCACCTCTACGATATGATGCATAACATTGTGTAGCACTGCCAACAAAGAACGCTGGATATACAATTAACATATTAGGATCTCTTGCAGTTAGCGCCAAAGTCAAACTGGCACCAACTGTAAAAATAAAACTGATAAGTTCAAATGCAAATGCAACTTTATCACTCTTGTAACTATTAATCCAAAATAGTTTTACTTTTTCCACATTACTTGTCCTTACCAACAGTAACGACTAATGTTTCTAAATCGTCAAACTCGTCAGCAACTTTTTCCCAGTCGCCTTTTTGTGCAATTTTAATTGCTTTGTTAATCATAGATGGCTTAATATCTAATTCTTCTGCTACTGCTTTTACAGTATCTTTAAGGCCTGCGTTTAAATCTTCAATCTCTTGCAGTACAGTTACGCCTTCGTTAACTAGTCTTTCTAGTTTAGCTTTTTCTTCAGCACCATAGGTACGATCACTCATAATTTACTCCTTGTAAGTTATGTATATTATATGTTATTTTTTGAGTTTTGTCAAGAACTATTTTTGCTTTTTTTCTTCAAGCATTTTAAGAAGCTGATCTTTTATAGATTCGTTCTTTTT